TCCTAACTCATTTTTACCTGATGATAAAGTATTCAAAGAGCAATTCTACAAAATGATAGAACAGAGTAACGATATCACTTACTCTAAGAATCATAATGAAACCTGTGTAAGATATGCATTAATGAAGTTTGTATATAAGCTTGATGAAACAACGATGAAGAAATTTTTTTAAACTATTCCCATTTTTTCGATTTTACTTGCCATAAGACCACTTTTTATGGTTTGGTTAATTCAAAAGTGTCTTGACACATTTTGAATCATCTTCCATATATACTATACGCATGTATACTAGTGCAGATACAGAAGAATAGATATGAGACACTTTCCTGCGTCTCCAGAGGGCTTCGCTAGCGCTCAGCACGACTTCGGAAAGTTCAGCATATAGCTTTATTACTCGCTTAAGAGCGAAGAGAAGCGTGACTGATAACGGTTAGGGTATACCTGATCCCAATGGTCAAGGAGATAGTATATACAAAAGTATCATTAATAGATACTTCGGAGTTTCATGGAATACGTGCGCACTCCTGCTGAAAGGCGGAAGTATAAAGAGTTCTTAGACAAAACAGGGAAGGAGGAGCTAGCGGCAGAGCTTTACCTGCAATGGAAGGCTCTCACTGATTTGTATTTCCTGGGTGCTGTTATCCTGGGCATGGACAAGATCGAGGATGGGGGTAGACCCCGCCTTGATCCAGTCTTGCACGGATGGCTTTCGGGCATCATGGAGAGGAATGACGACACCCTTATTCTGATTCCCCGCGGACACATGAAGTCAGCCTGGACAAAGGTGAAGATCATCCAGCTGATCCTTCAGAATCCTAATATCCGCATAGGGTTGTTTTCACGGACTTCCAGCTTAGTGGAGTCTCAGTTAGGGGAGATCAAGCAACTTTTCTGTACCCCTATGCTCATGCGGCTATTCCCTGACCGAATCCCTGAACCTGGCAAGCGGTTTGCCAACTGGAAACGGTCAGTCGCCAATGAGCTTACCGTGTACCGTTCAGGCGAATGGGGCAGGATTCCCCAGGAGAACCAGGTTGAGGCATGGGGAGTCGGCGCTACCATCGTTGGGCGGCATTACGATGTCATCATCATGGATGACATTATCAACGAACAATCCTGTTCGACCCCGGAACAGATAAAGAAGGTCCGGGACTGGTATTCCTACATCCAGTCGATTAAGGACCCTGAAGGCTTCGAGCTTATGATAGGCACTCGCTATCATTTCTCGGACATCTACGGAACGGTGATAAAAGAAGGCTGGTACAGGGACAGGGTATTTATCCGCCGGGCTGTGGAGGATGGAAAGCCAATCTATCGGTTCTTCACGCTCTCGATGCTTGCCAAGATCAAGCAACGTCAGGGAGCGTACGAATATTCCTGCCAGTACGATAACAACCCGGTCCCGAGGGATGACCAGATATTCCCTCCCCCGCAGCCGACATATTCCGAGCTTCCCCCGGGAGCGTATGCCTATTACATGACCGTGGACCCTGCGGCGACAGCAGAGCGCTATTCAGATGACACAGGCGTTATCATCGGGGCTGTCAATTCAGAAGGCTTTCTGTATGTGATCGAGGCTAAGAAGATTCACTTAAAGCCTGACAAGATGGTGGATGAGCTAATACGGCTCATAGTGCAGTACCGCCCCAAGACCGTGGGAATCGAGTTAGGGCTACAGGCAGGGATTCAATACCTTCTTGATATAAAGAAGCGGGAATACGAAGAGATCACGGGAAAGCCTTTGCGCTTCAAGCTTGAGCAGATTGACGCGCCACGGTCCATGTCCAAAGAGGACAAGATAAACCGCATCCTAGGCGGTGTCGTGCGCACAGGCCGGGTATTTATCAACCAGTCGTTAGCTGACCTCCTTCTTCAGATGGAATTCTTCCCAAAAGGGGAGCATGACGATCTCGTGGACGCGCTCACGATGATGGTGCAGATCATAACGGAATTTGCTTCGGGGAATTCCGGCGATGTGCTTAAAGACAGGTCCTATCGGCCTGATTCGTTATTCGGGATGTTCAAGCGGCGCTTGAAGTCCTCATGGGAGGCGAAGTTTGTTGCGTAACGATGGGCGTATTAGCCAGGCCTCATTCTCTCACTTCCCAGAGAACTATCTAGAGAGGCTTATCGCCATGGAGGAACGCATCAAGAAAGCGCCTAAATACGTTTCAGGCACTAGGAGGACCGACGGTACCGCGATGCAGGATTTCAAGACCGGGGCATACGGAGTGATACGGTGATTCTCTACGATTTTATCTGCGAACGGTGCGGCATCATGGAATCAATCTACGTGGACCCGGAGAAAATCAACGAAACTGAACAATTATGCCCTACTTGCGCTAAGAAACTGCGCCGGAAGTACTCATCCCCTGCTATCAAAGTAGCTTTTAGAGCCGGGCATGACCCCTACACAGGCATGAATTTCAACTCCCAGGCCGCCAGAGAACGGTATATGGCAGAGAACGGCATCATAAAGGCGGTGGAATGACCTTTTCAGAATTAAAAGATGCCGTCGATGCGGCCTACGGAAGCCCCGAGCATGAGGAGCGCCGCAAGAAGTGGCAACGCTTTATCAAGGAATTCACCGGGAAGTGGTGGAATGAAACGGAGCTGAATCCTGAAGACTCCCGGGTGTTCTGCAACTTCATATTCTCCACGATACAGACTACCGCCCCGCTTCTGACTGATAACAGGCCTATCTGGTCAGTCCTGCCCCGCCGCTATTTCTTCCAGCGGGTAGCAGACCTTTATAACGACGCGCTCAAATTTGTATGGGAAATGGCGAGGATGGATGAAAAACTCCTCGATGCTGTCTATGACTGCCTTATCCACGGCACGGCGATCTTTAAAGTTTACTTCGATCCCGATGCCGCCGGAGGCCTAGGGGATGTCGCCATCGATGTGGTGGACCCTTTCGATTTCGTGATTGCCCCGGGCTACGATGATCCCTGGAACGCCTCCTGGTGCGGCATGCGAAAGCTCATGCCTGTGGAGGATGTGAGGCGGCTCTATCCCAAGGCAGAAAAGAATATCACCCAGGAAGAGTACGCCACCGAGCATGACCAGAAGCAGGACCGCCTGGCTGAGCATGACCTAATCGGGGATTACATCCTTGTCTACGAAATATGGCTTAAAGACAACGAAACCATTGAAGCGATAGAAGAGCAGTACGCGGGGAAGAACGCTGACGGTGAGGACGTATCAGAAAAAAAGAAGGTACGCAAAGCCAAGTACCCCAACGGCAGAATCCTCACCTTCACAGGCGGGAACGCGATCCTTCTCGATGACCGCCCCTCCCCTTTTAACCACGGAAGGCCGCCCTATGTCGCGCTTCACAACTACAAGGTGCCGCATCAATTCTGGGGGATAGGGGAGCCTGACCAGATAGAGAACCTAAACCGGGAATTCAATGTCCGCTTACAGCAGATAGTAGAGCATGCCAGGAAGTACACAAAGCGGAATATCGTTGTTGACGAATCGGCGGGGATAAGCACTGAGCAGATAAAAGACGCGATCCAGAAAGGCGATCAGGTTCTTATGTCCAAGGCAGGCTTTGCCAAGGATGTCGTGGCGACCCTCGATGTCCCGGACTTGCCTTCAGTCATCACGCAGATCATGTCCACGATTCCGCAGCTTATCGAGGAAGTATCGGGAGTCACCGATGTCACGAAAGGGGTGACTGGAAAGCGCCAACGGCAGACGGCAACCGAAATGTCGATGCTCCTTGAATCCTCCTACACCCGGACGCGCCAGCGGGTACGAAACTTGGAATCCTCGATTAAGCGCCTTGCGACCCTCATCGTGGAACTCATGATGCAGTTTTATACCGAGCCTCGGAGCTTCTATATCCGCAAGGATGAGGAAGTGCAGTACGGCGTGATTTCGAATCAGAAGGATTTCCTTGCAGAAGCCTTGAAGCCCCACACGCCTGTAGGCCTCATGGATGATGATCTTTCGGAGGAAGAGAAAGAGGATATTGAGGATTATGAAACCCTCATCGACGCGATAGCAGAAACCGATGAAGTCTATTTCGATTTCAATATTGAGATACAGACCAATTCCACACTCCCCTTGGACAGGCAATCACTAGCGAATCTCATGCTCCGGCTTGCTGAGATGAAAATCGTCGATGCCCAGGCGGTGCTTGAAACGCTGCGCGTCCCCGGAACTGATAAGATTTTAGCCCGGCTTGCCGAACAGCGGCAGAAGGAAGAGCAGATGGCGAAGGCCGAAGCGGGAGGAGGCAATCCCGACGCGCCTGAAGATCAGGCGATGGTTCAGAATCTTTTAAACGATCTCTCAGACGCACAAGTGAAGGAGGAAGCGGTTGCCTAACCCGATAGCCCCCGGCATGGGGGTAACTGCCCAGAAGAGCGTGCCGCAGTCGATGGAAGAAGGGCTTTCTGTCATGAACCCCCAGGATGCCTTTCTCATGGCTGAGCGCGGGATGCTTCGCAAGGACATGAGCGTGCGGGAGCTTTTTTCAACCCTCGGTGTCGATGTGGAAGGTCCTGTCACCCAATTATCCGAGATGGTCCAGCGGGAGACTCAGAAGGCCAACCCCCTTAATAAAATGAAAGCGGCCGCCGCCGCCAGCCCTATGACCGACCCTGTATCCTCCCGGCTCGGAAGCCAGGGCGGAATGAGTCAGGAATCTGGATCGCTAGAAGACTTAATGACCTATGGAGGCAGATAACAGATGTTCATACGTACCTATTTCAGCCCCGATGGCGTGGGCGGCGGAAGCCCCGGCGAGAGTGCCGACACGGTTTCCATTGATTCCACTCCCGGACACGCTGAGAGCGCCCCTGCTTCGGCAGGACAAGTAGAACCAGGTACTTTCCTTGACCTTGACGATGAAAAAGGCGTGCGAAGGTCGTACAAGACGAAGGATGAATTCCTAAAAGAGTGGAAGAACATGGGCATGATGCGCTCTGATTACACCCGCAAGACCGCTGAGATAGCGAAAATGCGGGAGGAGCATGAGCGGCAGAGGGCTGAATGGGATTCCAGGCGCAAAGAGGAATCCGCCAAGTATGACAAGTACAACCAATTCCTGCGTGATAACCCGGACATTTACCGCCAGCTTCAGGAGGCCGTGAAAAACGGTCCTTCCGCAAGAGGGGCGCTAGACGGAGCCAGGCAGTACGCGGATGAGAAGTACGCCGAACTGGAGAAAAAGCTTGCCGAC